GCAAACCGCGGGGTTTTGGCGCTGTGATCACTAAGTTCGTTGTCGGTGACAAGCTGCTCGACGCGTTCGTCGCCGCCGGCGTTTTCGAGAACAGCGAGCTCCCGCACATACGCCGGATCGTCATCGACCTCAAGGTCAACGAGGCCGCAGTCATGTACATCGAGGAGTACCTCGACCGCGACGAGATGTACGAGGTGATCGCGGCCGGCGGTGTCGAGATCGTCGCGACGTCTAACCAGGCGGGTCGGACCGGGAGGAAGCCAAGACCGTGACCGGCCTACCGGATGGAAACCAGCGTTCGAGGCGGACAGCGTGACCACCACTGACCGCTCACCCGAGGAAGTGATCCGCGTCGCGCTCGCTCACATCGTCTCGGGGCCGCCCGATAACGGCGTCAGCCACCGGCGCGCCCTGGACGCCCTTACCGCGCTGGTTGTTGATCGTGACTCATGACGGAAGGTCGCTCGCGAATACGAGCAGGCTCTCTCTGACCGGGGCCTGCTGTGACCGGGCTAACGGATGGAAATCCCAGTAAACGGCAGGAGGCAACGTGAAACTGAAACTGGAGCCGTTCGAGTCACTGTGGCGATGTGATGTGTGCGGGATGGAACAAATCACGCCGCATAATGATCCGCCTGATAAGTGCCCGCGCTGCCCGATCCATACCTCTATGTCATGGGTGGATTCAGGGGAGGAATACCCCGGCGAGAACGACCCGCCGAGCATCCTCGGGAGCGGCCTGTGAGCTTAGCGGACGGTAATCCCAGTAAACGGCTAGAAGTCTGCGACTGCGGCAGCGCGCAAGAGAACCACGGGTGGGCATGTCGCTGCGACGACCCGCCATCGAAGCGTGATCTCGAACGTCCAGTTCGTGCGCGGGCGGAAGTTCGTCCGCTTACTCGTCGGCCGCTACTCGATCACGCTCGGATGGATGGGGCCGCTATGACCGGCCTAGCGGAGTCGAATCCCAGTTCGAGGCTGGAAGCTGATCGTGAGGAGTTGACGCTTCGCGAGCAGCTCGTCAGGGCGCTGAACGGGGTGCCGATTCACCGCGAGTCTGCTGTCGAGATTTTGCAGCGATGGGATGCCGTCGAGCGGTTCGTCAAGGAGATCACGCGTTGACGGATTCGAATCCCAGTTCTAGGCGGCCAGCGTGAACGCGTTGATTGCCGGTTTCGTTGTCGCCGTGATCGCGCTCACGCTGGCGTTCACCGTGGTGGTCGCGTCGTGGTGGGTGAGGGACCGTAAGCGCCGCCGCGACCGGGAGGCCGCGAGGCAGGCGCGACGTGAGCTCGACGAGCGAGCCCGCCGCCAACTCCGACTCCACGTCAGGCCGCTGTGACGGGGCTCGAGCTCGTCCCGCTCACTTTCGCGCAGGCGGCCGAATGGAACGCCGACCATCACCGCCACCACCCGGACGTGACCGGCCACAAGTTCAGTGTCGGCGTCGCGACGGTGCCGGACGGTCAGCTGGTCGGCGTCGCGATCGTCGGCCGGCCGGTCGCCCGCCATTTCGACGATGGCCGCACGCTCGAGGCGAACCGGGTCTGCACCGACGGCCACCCGAACGCGAACTCGATGCTGTACGGCGCGGTCGCCCGCGCGGCGTTCGCGCTCGGCTACTGCCGGGTCGTCACCTACACCGAGGCCAGTGAGACCGGGGCGAGCCTGCGCGGCGCCGGCTGGCGTGTCGTCGCGGAACGGCCGGCGCGCACGAACTGGCACGAGGCTTCGCTGGCACTGCGGTCGATCCGTTCACCGCATGGCCGCGGCGGCGTCCAGCGGACGCTGTGGGAAGCGGCGCAGTGACCGGCCGGGCTGCCGCGATCACGATGCTGGTCGCGTTCCTCGCCGCCGTAGCGGTCGCCGTATCCAAGGCGGCGGTAGCCAATTACTGGGATGTGCTGGCGAATTGCGAGACCCACGGTCGCTGGCATCAGCGCGGCACCTATTACGTCGGCGGGTTGGGGATCTGGTACGGGAACTGGTGGAAATGGGCCCCGGCGGTCGGCGTGAACAAGCCCGCGTATTTGGCGTCGCGGGAGGAGCAGATTCGGGTTGCCAGGTACGGGCGGCGGGTCGACGGGGCGTGGTGGGGGTGCTTCCGCGTGGTGGGGCTCCCGTGGTGAGCGTTGGGGAGCCTACGACGCTGCGTCTACTGCGGCTCCCCGACCTGGGCCAGGATCGCCTGCCCCTCGCACCGCGACCTCCCAGCCCTCGACTCGCACTACCTCGCCGCCGGCGGATATGTCATCACCGAGACCGTTGAAGATCGGCGACCGGATCGTGACGCCGCTCGGGCACCAAGGCGTCATCACAGCGTTCGGTGAACCAACCCGCGCGATCTACGTCCGGCTCGACAAGCAGCCCGACGTCGAGGTGATGTATCTGCCCTGGCTCCTGAAACGCGAGCAGAAGGACGAGGGGGCTTGAATGCTCGTCCCTGCGTTCCTGCTCGGCCTGGCGATCGGGTTCGGCGCCGACCGTGTCTGGCGGATCGTGACCGACCTGATCGACATCTACCGGCACCTTGAGCAGCGACCGGAGGACAACGATGAGTGAACAGGAAAACCAGACTGGGCTGGCCGGGGCGCTCGTGCAGGCGCAAGCGAAAATGCCGGCCGTCGCGAAGGACAGCGAGAACCCGCACTTCAAAAGTAGGTTCACGTCGCTGGATGCGCTGGTGGCGGCGACGAGGCCGATCCTGAACGAGCACGGGTTGGCGATCGCGCAGTTCCCGATGACGAACCCCGACACGGGGTTCCCGATGCTGCGAACGACGATCCTGCACGGGCCGAGCGGGGAGCAGCTGTCCGCTGACACGCCGCTCTACCTGCCCCGCAACGACATGCAGGCGTTCGGCGCCGCCGTCACGTACGCGCGCCGCTACGCCTGGGCGGCGGTACTCGGGATCGCGAGCGAGGACGACGACGACGGGAACCAGGCCAGCCAGCCGCCGGCGAAAGCCGCGGCGAAGCCGCAGGCGAAGATGATCTCGGACGCGCAGATCCGGAAGATGGGCGCCACGATCGGGAAGCTGACCGAGATCGGGGAGTCGTTGCCGCTCGAGTACCCGGAGGCGGAGACGTGGGTGGATGTGCTGCGGATGCGGCTCGAGCAGGAGTACGGCGTTGACAGCCGGAAGGCGTTGACGAGCGCGCAGGCGTCGGATCTGATCGATTGGCTTGAGATGCAGGCGGTCCCGTTCTGACCGCTTGGAAGGACCTGGAGCGGCGTGTCTGTCGCGCTCTCGGCGGCCGCCGCGCCGGCCCGTTGGGGGCGAGCGTGTCGGACTGCGTGAACGTCCCGTTCAGCGTGGAGATCAAACGCACGAGCCGTCTAGGGCCGCCCGTCAACTCCGCCTGGATCGTGCAGGCCAAAACGAACGCGAAGCGGGAAGGGAAACCGTGGCTTGTTGTCGTGGCCGGGCACAACGACCGCCGCCCGATCGTCGCCCTGGACTTCTGGGCGTTCGCGGAGCTCGCGCAGCGCGCCGGTGTGATCCCGACCCCGTTGGAGGTCGAACCGTGAGCGACGGGTGGATCGTCGTCCGGAACTGGGACAAGTTCCAGCATTACCACGACCGGCATCCGGTGTGGATCAAGGTGTACCTCGAGCTCGCCGACGACGAGGACTGGTGCCAGCTGAGTCTCGCTGAACGGGGTCTGCTGGTATCGCTGTGGGTCGAGTACGGGGCAAGCCGGGGGATTCTTCCCCTAGGTTCCATAGCCTCAAGAATCCGCCAGAAGGTCCTCAAGAAAACCATCGACTCGTTGGTACGAGCGGGTTTCATCGCAATTGTTGCTAGCAAGCCGCTAGCACAGAGAAGAGAAGAATTAAGAGAAGAGAAGAAAGAGCCGATCGCTCACGCACGGAAACCCAAACCTGTGGACAACTCGGACCCGGGACGGTCGAACGTCACGCCCGCCGATCCCGCCAAAGCCGTCGAGGCGATGATCCGCAACCGAGTCATCACCGACCCCGTCGACCTCGCCGCCGAAATCGCCGGCTACCACCTCGACCCCGCCACCGCCACCCGCCTCCGCGGCCTCCTGCAATGACAGACGACCTCGACAGCGTCGCGCTCACGATCCAGGAGAACCACCAGCTGTTCGTGCCGCTCACCGGCGAGCTCGTCGACCTCCGCCAACCCAACCAAGTCGCCCAAGCCCTCGAATCCGTCCGCGACGCGAAACGCCAACTCGACCATGCCCGCGCGTTCCTCGAAGACACACTCCGCCTCGAAGCGCAACGGCAAGGCACCAAAACACTCCACCTCCAAGGCTGCGACGCCGTCATCACCGGCGGCACCACCACCAGCTACGACAGCGAACAACTCGCCGTGCTGCTCCACCAAGCCGGCATGCCGCTCGACCGGATCAGCGAACTGATCGTCGCTACCGTCACCTACAAAGTCAACGCCCACAAAGCCAAACAGGCAGCCGCAGCAAACCCCGCCTACAAAGACGCAATCGAACAAACCAAAACCGTCGACCCCGCCCCATGGCGCGTCGCCATCAAACGCCATCAACCCGAAAGGAACACCATGAGCGAAACCACGACCACCTCCACAACCGAGACCACCAGCGACCCGCAGCCCGAGCCGCAGCCCGCCCCGGCGCCAGCACCAGAGCCCGAGCCGGACAACGATGAGGACGAGGAGTGAACGGCGTCGGCGTGCAACCTCCCCGGCGTCGCGACCGTCGTCATCGCAGTCGTCGTCGTGATCGCGCTCTTCCACGGCTGGGGCTGATGAGTACTACCCTCTGCGGTCACCCCGCCCCTCGCGACCCGAAAGCCGCAGAGCCGAGGGGCGGGGCTAAACTAACGTGAAAACACCTGCAAAACGGCTGTTTTTTAGGAGGGGCGCGCGTGCTTGACCCCGCAGTCGGAAAAAGTCCCCCCTTGGGCGATGCGGGTCGCGTCTAGACGAACGACCGCGGAACGCGGCTATGGGTCGGCGCATCAGCGGATGCGGGCGGAGTACGGGCGGTTGGTGTTGGCGGGCCGGGTGCGGTGCGCTCGCTGCGGTGATTGGATCGTGCCGGGGCAGGAGTGGGATCTGGGGCACACCGATGACCGGCGCGGCTACACCGGGCCGGAGCATGAGGCGTGTAACCGTGGTGCCGGGAAGCCGTTGCGGGGCGGCCTGGTCGCGGAGTTGCCGCCGGAGCGGGCTGGTGTTCCGATCGGGGACAGGCGGTGGCGGGTGCCGTGGCTGAGGGAGCTGCTGGATGTGCCCGGGGAGGCGGTGTGGCCGAGGTTCATGACGGTGCCGCACCCGCGCGCCCGCGGTTCGCTCGGCGGGGTGTTCTGCGACTGGGCCGCGGCCCGTGAGGGACGCCCGCTCCGCTGGTGGCAGCGGCTGGTCGCGACGCGGCTCCTGGAAACGGACGGGGATGGCTGTCTGGTGTGGGACGCCGGCGTGTTGACCGTTGCCCGCCAGGTGGGGAAGTCGTGGCTGCTGCGGGAGCTGTGTCTGTGGCGGATGCATCAGGCGGAGCGGTTCGGGGAGCCGCAGGACATCGTTCACACGGGGAAGGATCTGGCGGTCTGCCGTGAGGTGCAGCGGCCGGCGTTGTGGTGGGCGAGGGAGCAGGGGCGCGATTACCACATCCGGCAGGTGAACGGGCAGGAGGCGTTGGAGTACCTCCCCGATCATTCCCGCTGGATGTTGCGGGCGAAGGAGGCCGCGTACGGCCACTCGGTCTCATTGGCGGCGGTGGATGAGGCGTGGAAGGTGACGGCGGCGACGGTGGATGAGTCGTTGGTGCCGACGATGGTTGAGCGGGCGCAGCCGCAGCTGTTGTTGATCTCGACGGCGCACCGCCGATCGGAGGCGTTGATGTTGCAGCGGCGGAAGGCGGCGTTGGCGGAGCTCGAGACGGGGGCGGGTGATCTGCTGGTGGAGTGGTCGGCGCCGCCGGAGCTGCCGATCGACAGCGTCGCGGCGTGGCGGTTGGCGTCGCCGCATTGGACGCCGCAGCGGGAGCGGCTGGTGGGGCAGCAGCTGGCGGCGATCCAGGCCGGCGAGGTGCGCGACCCGACCGAGCCGGACCCGGAGGTGTCGTTCCGGACGCAGTGGCTCGACCAGTGGCCCCGCTCGCTGGAGGGTGGCTTGGAGGGGGAGCCGCTGCTGCCGGCGGGGTTGTGGAAGGGGCTGCAGGAGCCGCTGGAGGCGCACGACAGCCAGCTGTTCGTGATGGTGGAGGATGATTTCGGGTCGGGCGCCGCCGTCGCCGCCGCGGCGAAGCTCCCGGATGGCCGGGTCGAGGTCGACGGGTGGCTGTGCCCGAACTGGGAGTCGGCGGTGAGGGACCTGCAGACGCTTCTGGTTACGAGGCGGGTGCGGCAGGTCGGCGTCGGCGGGTCGATGCTCACCTCGCTGCCTGCCGGGCTGTGGCCGACGCCGAGGCCCGTTGGTGGCGCCGAGACCCGCGCCGGGCTGGCGCTACTGCGGGATCTCGCGTTCGGCGGTATGGTTGTTCATGACGATACCCCCGACCTTGACGAGGCGATGGCGGTAGCGATGGTGCGCGAACGGGCGGCAGGGCTCGTGTTGGAGCCGGCCGGCCCGACGCATCTGGTCAAGGCGATGGTGTGGGCGCTGCACGCGGCGGCGCAACCGTCGAGGGTGCCGGCGGTCTATTGATGAACGATTCGTTGGCTAACGAATGAACATGCGCGGGCTGAGGCCGAGGGCCGCGAACGACGAAGGGGTTGTCCCGAACCCGAACGACCCTCTATCGGTGCCACCATCGACGGTCGGCCCCGATCAGCTCGTCGTGCCGGGTGACCCGCATGGCGTCACCGTCGACGGGACCGACCTGCCGGCCGGGCCGCCGCCAAGGATCGTCGCGTCGGGCTGGTCGGGCTGGCCGGCGGACTGGAACACCCCGAACTGGGCGGGGCAGCAGCTGCAACGGTTGACCGACACCGCCTGGATGTGCGTCGACAGGACGAGCCGGGCGTTGTCGACGATGCCGCCGTACCTGGTCGACGCGGCGGACACGTTGTCGGCGGACTGGTTGAACAACCCCAACCCGGACCTGTACGTGTCCTGGGAGGAGTTCTGCAAATCCCTGGTCTGGGACTTCATGCTCGGCGAGGTGTTCCTGCGCGCGACCGCGCGTTACGCCACAGGATGGCCATCGCGTTTCCACGTCGTGCCGCCGCTCTACGTGAACGTCGAACGGGGCGGGGACGGGCTGCGGCGGTACGAGATCGGCGGCGCCGACGTCACCGCGGACATCCTCCACATCCGCTACCAGAGCGACATCATCGACCTGCACGGGCACGGGCCGTTGGAGGCCGGCGCGTACCGGATGGTCGCGGCGGAGGCGCTGATGCAGTACGGCGCGAAGATCGTCGCCTCCGGCGGCGTCCCCGTCGGTGTGCTGGAGTCGCAGGAGGAGATCTCAGCCGACCAGGCGCTGGCGATCCAGCAGGCGTGGGTCAGCCGGCGGATGTCGTCGATCGGCGAGCCGGCCGTGCTCGACCGGGGGCTGCAGTGGAAGCCGTCGCAGATCAACCCGACCGAGCTCGGCCTCGTCGACCTGGAGCGCTACCAGGACTCGCGGATCGCGGAGCTGCTCGGCGTCCCACCGGAGATCGTCGGGCTGCCGGGCTCCGGGGAGTCGATGACGTACAAGAACATGGGTGACCTGTTCGATTTCTGGTGGCGCGACAGCCTGAAAGCAACCGCGCAGACGCTGATGTCCGCGCTGTCCGGCTGGCTTCTGCCGCGCGGAACCAAGGTGGAGCTGAACCGGGACGAGTTCGTGCAGCCGCCGCCGCTCGCCCGCGCGCAGGCGTACCAGATCCTGTTCGCGTTGCAGGACCCGGTGACGGGGCAGCGGGCGATCACCGTCGACGAGATCCGCGCCGCGGAACGGCTGAACAACTCGACACCCGCCGACGTCTCACAGGGGGTTCTGAAATGACGCAACTGGAGATCGAGTTCCGCGCCGCGACCCAGCTGGGGGTGTCGTTCCCGAAACGGCAGGTCGAGCTGGTCGTGATGCCGTACGAGACGGAGGCGCAGGTCGTCCACCGCGGCCGGATGATCCGCGAGATCGTGTCCCGCGGCGCGTTCGAGGGGCTGGACGCGACGCGACGCAGGATCATGGTCAACCGCGGCCACGTCGCGGACAAGGTCGTCGGGAAAGCGATCGCGTTCCACCCCTCCAGGGAGGAAGGGCTCGTCGCGGAGCTGCAGATCGCGAAGACGCTCGAGGGCGACGAGACGCTGGCGCTGGCCGACGAGGGGCTGCTGGACGCCTCCGCGGGGTTCGGTGTCCCCGACGGCGGCGAGACCTGGCCGGAACGCGGGCTGCGTCGCTTGTCGCGGCTCTGGCTCGACCATATCGCGATGACCCCCGACCCGGCCTACGAGGGCACCAGGGTCCTCGCCGTCCGCACACACG